GTTCAGTAAAGCAATGCGATGCTATATGAATTGTAAACTTCCAGGATTTACGCCAATTTTAGATGGGGCAGTGCCAACTGTTACGGCAGCTGCATTGACAGCCAAACAAATGATGTTATCAATGCGTTACACTGCAAATCAGATGGGGTTAGAGTATGACATTGATGACTGTTACTCAGATACATTTAACGCCAACCACTTATCAATGCACATGGTGATAGCACGATTGATCGCATTTTCTAACACGCTGACCGAAAAGATCCCATTATTTTATATCCCGTTATTATTGTTGTTGTTTTTGACCTTCAAAACACTCCAGCCATGTTTTAATTGGGGGATTACGACTTTTAGTCAATATAATGATTACTCAAGCGACATTACGGCTATGTTACTTTTTGTTTTTAAATATATGACCCGATTAATAGCATTGTACGGAGTTAATCAATTGATCTTTAGACACATACCAGTGGTGACAATTACACAGCGCCTATGGTGGTTGTTGTTTTATTCAATATGTTTTGGACAGCTTGCATTTTGCGGCAAATATAAAACAGCCTCGATTGATAGTAGTGTCAACCCAATCATTATCGGTGCCCTTTGCGCTTATGTAGTAATTAAAACATTAGTTGATATGGTGTGCAAATGGGGAGGAGTGCTCAAAGACACAATGGAAGAGTACTGTACACACGTCAACAATGATAATGACTTTTTGATTCAGAAATCACCTGTTGTGCGTGGTTATGAAATTATTAATCAACCCTTTAAAAACCATCAGTGTGATCTAACAACTAGATCCACCACAAGTCGCCAGCTTCAATGTGCTTCAGCACCTGACCCACTTATATTGGCTGACTTTGAAGAGTGGTATGCCCAGTACTTGGGACAGTTTTATATTGATTGTATTGATAACTTAGACATTGACTATGATACGTGGTTAGCTAAGAAAACACCTAGCCAGCGACTCGAGTATGAAGAAGCAAGGGAGCAATATGAAGTTATGGGGCTTAAAAATCGAGACGTATATACAATGTGTTCTCATGTAAAAATTGACGAAAAATCATATTTTGACTATGGTATAGGTGAAGCTACGCGGAAAGAGAGAAACATAACTGCTCAGCTACCAATTTGTAAGTACATAATGGGACCATTTATAGACTGTATTCAACATCAGTTTAGTAAAAATGATGAAGCATTTGGATGTGGCTTAAATTTTGAAGAACACTCTAAGAAATTCACTGATTGGTATAATTTGTTCCTTGACCCAGTTATTGTGTGTCTTGACGGTTCATCATATGATAGTACACAATATGAGAGTCTGCTTCGCATATGTGATTGGCAAGTGTATGAGAAAATCATTGATAAATTTGGGATTAATTACGTTAACGTTAATGATCTGAAAGCAGTTCTTAAGAATACGTACCAAAAAGTATATAGTAAGAGTAATAAAACAGGTGGATCAATCAATTATGAGGTTTACGGCACAGTACCATCGGGAAAAATGAATACTAGTGAAGCTAATACTAGAAGATCAGCCACTTATGTGCGATATATTATGCACAAAATTGGATTAGTTGAAAAGATTCATTATTTCCTAGAAACCACAGGTGATGATACTATTATATTTATGGAACGTATGTACTTAGCTATGTTTTGTGAAGGTGTATACAAATGGGTTTATGTCCAGG